TAGTGTTTATAACATTATAAGTTAATGATACTGTTATTGTGTTTAAATCTTCTTGTCTTAATATTTCTAAATTACCTACAGCTACATTTGGAAAAAATAGATTTAAATCTTGTTGAATCCTTTCTTCTAAAAAATCTAAATTATCTGTTGTAATTTGTTGGAAAATAAATGCTCTTAACCCCCCACCAAAATTAGGATTAAGAGGTCTTTCTCCTGGGTTAGTTAGAAAATAATTAATTAAATTGTTTTTAATAGCTGCTTTTGTAGTATAATTAGGTCTAAATACACCAGGGGCATCAAAAGGAATATCTACCCCTACAGCGGCACTTTTATCAAAGTCAATTGGAAATATTTGTTGAGCGTCAAATGCCATTATCTATTTGTCATTAATCCCATTATTTGATCCATTCCTACTTCTCCAGCAGGTAAAGCACCATTAGGTGATGTTGTATCTATTGTACCCTTTGGATTAAAAGGTTTATTTCCAAATCCTTGAGCATCTTTACTTGTAAAACTTAATGCTGTTTCACCTATAACATCCATATATTTCTTTTTCTGTTCTGCTAAGGATAAAGATGGAGTAGAAGGTATAGAGGCTGCTACATCTATTGTAGGTGTTCCTAATTTATTTTCATAAATAGTTGATTTAGGTGTTTTTACTGCTTCTAATAAAACTTCCTTAAGCTCTTCTTGTATAGCTTCTTTTACAGCTTCTTTAATTAATTTTTTTAATGCGTTTGCTTTCATGTATTGTTTTTTATAAATATTGTACTAATCTGCTTTTAAATCATTTTGTTGAATATAAAATACTAGCTCATCAATTAAAATTTGGTCATTAGAACTATATGAAGGTTCACCCTGTAACATTATAACTCCTTGAGCATTTCTAGCTACTGCTCTTCTTTGTTTTAATTCATTATCAGTTTCACCATCTACTGTTATAACACCCATTTCAAACCCATTTACATTTGTTACAACTGGAGATAATTGATTTGATTGAAATTCTGTAGATAATAATAAATCATTTGTGAGTTGTTCTTGAGGTAGTGCTCCTTCTATAGCACATTTTCCTATAACTTGATCTAATAAAGCTAATAAAGCTAAAATTCTTTCTAATATTTGTATTAATATAACTAAAACCATTAATGTAACTGAAGAAATTAATTTATATTTTTTTAATTCTCTTTCTATTTTTTCAACTCCCGTCGCTGCTGACCCTGGAATAGGTGTTACAGATGTTGATGGTATAAAAGTTAAAGCTTTAAGAACTTCTAAAGCAATTTGGGCTGCTGTTAAAGTTGTATCTACAATTTGAACTCCTATTTTAACCCCATTTAAAAAATTATATATATTATTTAATGCTTTAACTAATTTATTTCTTTTTTCAATTAACCTATTTAATTCATCTAAATTAGTAGGACAAGTTACATTAAGATCTTCACGTTTTTTGTTTAATGCATCTGAAGCTTTTGCTATACCAAAGGCAGCTAATTGTGCTAAAACTGCAGGTAATAAAACAGTTTTAATTGTTGTTATTAATTGGTTCATGGCTTGTTGTTGAGCCATTTCAAAATTAATTTTAGATACTTTCATAGCATCAACTTGGGGTTTAGGTATAGGAAGTTCTTCAGCAATAGCTTCATTCAAATCTACTTGAAGAGGTTGTAACTTTATTATGCCTAAATCATTTTTAATTACATTTTTAAATATTGTTGGTTTTCCCTCTTCTATTTCAGGAATTATACTAAAAGGTGTAACTGATTTTGATCCAAACCCTTCAGCGAACACATCAATATCAAAGGGTGTCTGATTTTGAGTATAGTCTAAAGATAAACTGAAGTCACCAGTAGATTCAGAAGTTGTTTTATTAACGGCTCCTGCTAAAAGGGATTTTAGAGTAGCACCAGATATAGGATTATCTTCATTGTCTACTACTTTACCTTTAACTTTTGAAGTAATTGTTTCAAATTCTGCTAGTTCTTCTGTTGTTTCTTCTAATTGTATTACCCCAAAATCTAATATTGTAGTGTCATCAGTAACAATTTTTGAGGTTTGACTTTCTTTATATCCTATATAAGTAACAGTTAAAACATATGTATTAGGAGGTAAATTTGGTAATACTTTAATACGAAAATTACCATTACTATCAGAAGCACCTCCTATAAGGTTATTATTAATTTTAAAATCTAATACACAATTAGCCCCAGGCAAACCTAAATTATCCTTTTTATCTACTACTTTTCCTGTTATGACTATGTTTTTAGGCATTATATAGTTTTACTTACTTTTGATTTAATATTTACTAAATCTTTTTTAACATTATTTAATATATCTCTAGTAGTTCTAGCTGTTACTGAAGTAGCACCATCTGGGGTAGGAACACCACCAGGCCATAGTTGTTGTACTTCCATTACATCTACTAAAGTTATTAAAGCATTTACTACTTGGGTTAGATTTTTATATAAAGTTTCTCCCTTAACTAAAGGTTCAGTAGCATTTTTACTGCCTAATTTTATACTACCTGCATCTACAATATAATTTTTTGAATTAAAATTTAATGAATTATTTGAAGATAATCCAACTGATTTTTCAGCACTTAATAAAACACTATCTGTTTTAGCATTAAAAACTAACCTATCAGAATTAATTATAACTTGAGGTTTAGTATATTGTGAAGGTGATTCTGGGGGTGTTTTATACGAATTATAATTTTCACTAGCTACTTGAATAGGTATTTTTTGTGTGGATGTTTGATATATTGAAGATAAATCAGTATTAATTTTTTCTGTTATTGGAACCCAACCTTGGGGGGATGCATCTGTTGGTTGACCATTTCTAATAATGATAATAGGATCACCATTTTCTCCTGTTGAAGACCAATCATTTAAATAAGGATTTTTATCTACTCTACCACTAGTTGTATTAACTGATTGAGCAGTACTTCCAAATCTTATACTGTTCCCCCATCTACCTTGATGGATAATATCCCCAGCAAATGGTAATAATGGATGTATATTAGATCTTTCTTGAAAAGTTTGTTGAGTTGTATTAATTGGACTATTTAAATCTATTTCTGTTGATTGATCTGTTACTCTTCTTACTGAACCTGCTTGAGTTTGCTGGTAGTCTTTTTGTTGTGAAGGGGGTAAATCTGTAGTTGTAACAGGATTGGGGTAAGCATTATGGTGGGGGTGATTCCATAAACTTATCATGTTAATGTAATAATAAGCTTCTTCTGAGGTGTTTTTTCCTATATTAGTATCAGGTAATTTAAATACAAGAACCATTTCATTTACAAGAGGATAAGCAGATATTTGTGGAAAAAAAGGTTTTGCTACTCCTGTACTATCGGAAATAAAATTATTTAATTCAAAAAATATAGTACCTATGCCATTTAACCCACCATATTTATCAATATCAGGATAATCATTATTTAATATAATATCTGTTACTCTACCAACTTGAATACCCCCCTTAACTTTAGCCATTATTTGAGCAAGTTGTTCTACCCCACCTGATTTATTTCCAGGGGGGAGTGTAACATTAGAAGAAATTCCTTTACTATAACCCATTAATCTTCTTTTTTAGGTGGAAGTTGTAATTTATTTATTTCATTTAAAAGTTGTTCTTTTTCTTCTTCGGAAATACCAAACCCATTATCTTCATTTCCTTCATTAGCAAATATACGTTGGAAAATAGTAGCAACTTTAATAAGTGCTTCATCATTTTTAATGCCTAATTCCATGTACTCTTTAATAAGTGGCACAATCATTGTAGCATCACCTATATCGCTGATTAATGGTTTTAATTCATTAATTAGCGCACTAATTTGTGATTCTTTTTTCTTTTGATTATCGTATATCTCCTTAAGAAGATCCGAGTAGGATTTTTTACCGAAAACTTTTTTGTCTAAGTGGCTCATAATTATACTTTTAATTCGTGTATAAATATGATTAATTAAGATCTTTCAAAATCTATATACCCTGTATCTAGGTAAAATATATAGTTTTCTTTAAATAAATCGTATAATCTATTAGCTATTTTTGTGATTTTTGGAGTTTTAACTTCTAAACCATGAGTAGCCATTATTTCTCTAATGTAGATATATAAAGCCTTTTTATTAAATATTTCTATATTTTCTCTTTTTCTAAATAATTCTAATATAGCATCCGCTACTTGCGCGTCATTGCCTTTAGGAAAAAATATATCAAATCTATCTTCTACATACTCAACATAGGTAT